ATAACACCGAACCCAGCTCGAACTGCCGTGGCGGCACCTGCAATCGCAGCTGGGATTGCCCTGAAAAATACAAACAGCCTTGTTGCAGCTCCACCGATTGCTCCACCGATGAAACCAACAAGCCCACTCAGGGCCTTGTGTAGCAGAACGAAAGGTCCACTCACGACACTCAGAACAGTCTTACCGACCTTGGTGAATGACCGCCCAAACCAAAGAACAGCCTCCTTGAGAATACCAAAGAGGTTGGCAACAGATCCGATATACCTTGCGATAGGACCGATTGCGGCAAGGAAGACAAAAGCGGCAAGAACTGTCTTCTGAATAACAGGATCGAGCTCTTGGAATCGCTGTGCAAGTCTTGCAAGTGAGCCTGCAATCATAACGATTGCAGGAAGAAGCGGCTGAATAATGTTCGCCATAAGGTTCTGCAAGACAACCCAAATCTGCTTAAGCTTCTGCGGGTTGCTGTCGAGAACCTTATTGAGCTCATTCGTCATCTGATTGAGGACGAGTGTTTCATCCGCAGTAGACTTCAGAGCCTTGGCGTAGTAACCATTCTCGTTGTTAATGTCCTTCATGAGAGTGGTAGCTCGGTTGAACTGCCACGCACCGAAGATGGTTGCTGCGGCGCTCTGCTTCTGAGCGTGGGAAAGCTTATCGTAAGCGGCAGCAAAAGTCTCGATCTTCTGCGTACCATTCATGCTCTGCCAGGTGGCATCAGCAGTGTTAATACCCATCTGCTTCATCACCGCTGCGGCATCCTTGGTCGGCGCAGCAAGACGCGAGATGATAGTCTTAAGCGAGTTACCAGCATTGGCTGCACTACCAGCTGAGGGCACAAGAGCAGCCATCATTGCCGCGAGATGCTCAACGTCGATACCAGCGGTGCGAGCAACGCCCGCAGTACGCTGGAAGCCCTGAATAAGACCCTTCATGGAGATACCAGTCTGGTTCTCCGTCATATTCAGAATGCCGATGGTCTTTATCAGCTCGTCAATACTCTGGCCATACTGTGCCTGGATCGCAATAAGTGCTTCGGTAGCCTCTGCGGCCTCAAGCTCACCGAGGACCATAGTTTTCATGGTCAGGTCAACGGACTTAGCTAGCGCAAGTCCGGAGGAGCCTGCAGCAGCCCACTGTGCAGCAATGTCGATGGTCGCAGATTGTGCGACTCCATACTTCTCCGAAAGCGCTTCGAAGGCTCGCCCGAGGGAATCAATTTCCTTCTTGTAAAAATCAGCTCCGCGAGCACCATCACCATAGACCTTCTCAACGCGGGTCATGGCACGCTCGTTGTCAAGAGCGAACTTCGTGGCTGCAAATCCAGCCACGGCGATAGGCAAAGTAAAGTTATACTGGAGCTGTCTACCAGCCCACTGGATCTGGTTACCCCAGCGCGAAAGGCTCTGGATGCCGCCGTCGAAAGCCCTGTTGGACCTCTTGGAGCTGGAAGCGATCTGCTTGTCCAGAACGGCAAGCTGCTTTTGCGCCTGTGCAGTCTGGGCCTGGAGCTGTCGCAACTGAGACTGCATCGCAGCAAGCTGAGATTGCGCTTGCCGGGCATTGACCATCATGTGCAGCGTAGCGAGAACGTTAATCGCTCAGCCCTCCGAGACTCTGAAAGTCCTACTGGGCCTCCAGTGCCCGACGCGAGATCTGACTATAAAGGCATCGGGCCATGCCTGTCCAGCATGGCCCGATGCTCACCTTCCGCGCCGACCCGCAACCCTACCAGAACCGCGAGAGTTACGCTTCATCTCGGCATCTTGCTTCTTGCGGTCGCGCTCTTCTTTATCAGCTCTAACTGCGAAGATGTACCGGAATCCGGCCAGCAAGTCGGGGTGCTGATCGTAGATACCGCCTGCTACCGGGAGATGCGCCCACTTCATACCTTCGCAAAGTGAGAACAGTCTAATGATAGCGTGAGGATTCTCTACAACATTTCCCCCGATGTAGTCCTCTACTTGCTGCCGGAAGAGCTTTCCCCCGCCTCGCGGTCCAAAGCCACCCGCTTCATCTCCTCGAGGTCGTCGATCTGCTTCTGGATGTCTTCAGAAGTCATCTCACCCAGGAGCCAGGGGTTGGCCTTGCGAATGGCCTTCTCGAGCTCCTCCACGATGCGAGGGTTAGCAAGCTTGAGGAAGTCATCCATCGTGCGCGGGTTAAGGGGAACGAGCTGACCGCCGCGGGTGAGGTTCCAGTTCGTCACGCAGGTCTTAATCAGCTCGTGACGCTCGGTGCCTGGGTCCATCCTCATACGAGCGTCACCAGAACGCTGGAGAACGATGTCACGCCCGGTGGCCTTCTGGAACTTGAGCTTCTGGCCCTCGTTCATCACCTGGAACTCGATGTAAGTCAAGCCATCAGGAAAGATGAAACGCTCGGTAGCCTGAAAGCCGAAGTAGTCTTCCTGAACACGCTCAAAGGAAGGGGCGTCGGGCATCGTGGGAACTTCAGTCATGGCTTGTGACCCTTTCATGGTCTATGTGCCTTTATTGACCCTGATGCCCCAGTCCGGACGGGAAGAACAGACTGGGGCATCAGGAACTTGATTAAGAGATGGTGGTCTTGTTCGTCTTGATAGCGGCAGTCATGATGTCCGTACCAGGGCTCGGACGAACTGCTCGACCCTCCACGTCCGACTCGATAACATCGTCACCGCTTGCCTCAAGGCTGTACGGACTGAGGATGAAGTTAGGAATCGTAATGGTGAGGGTGTAAGGCGTGACCGGAGTGCCAGCCGGGATCTGCTCATACGACTGGCAAGTGATAACGAGCTGCTGCTTGGTGGGCTGCCCACCCACGGTGGTCGCAGCAGGCGCACCAAGAGTAGCCTGACGCCAGAGGGCGGAAGACGACTCACGGATGTTGAAGCTAGCCGTAACCTCTCGAGCCTTCGGGGTAAGGTCACCCACAAAGAAGGAGCCCAGGCGGAAGTCGTCATCCTCGTAGTTGTTGTTGATGTCGAGGCTGAACGACTTGGCAGGAAGGGTCACCGCGTTGTAAGTCACGGTGATGTTCGTGCCAACCATCATCGGAGTGTTGTCCCAGACCGGGGTGGCAGTGCGAGAAGCACCCACGTTCTGGCGAGCGGCGATGATGCCTGCAGTTCCCTGAAGGTAGCCGTTGGCCTCAGCCTCAAGGTGAAGGCTGTTGACAACCGCGTCGTAGTAAGTGAACGTCTCGAGAGTGCCGCCGATTGCCTCTTCGATCGAAAGGAACGGCATAGTGCCGGTGTCGAGAGGCCGGATCGTGTGAGTCGTAATGCCGGTTGCGGTAACAGGAGCATCCGCCCTACCGAGGCAAGCCTTCATAAGGGTAGCGAGCGAGTCCATGCGAGCATAGAACTCAAAGTCACCACCCCAGACTGCCGAGCCGAGGTAGGCATCGACAGTGTCGCGGCCTCCGCCGATCTCAGGGTCAGGAACCAGAAGCTCACGGTTGGTCCCAAGGCCACCAGAGCGGAGCTTGATGCCGACACCGCTGGTCCCCAGCGCAGGGTCAAGAACACCCGGAGCGGCCTGGGTCTTGATAATAGCCTGACCGGCCTGGGATGCGTACCCCATCGTCAGCTCTCCTTCTTCTCGTCGTCGTCAGAGGAGGACGAGGCAGCCTTCTCTACGCCTTCGCGCACGGCAAGGGCAGCCTTCATCTCCTCCTTGGCAGCCTCGAGTGGTGCGGAAGCACCCTCCTTGGCCGTCGATGCCTTAGAGGCCTGCTTCGCCATAGCAAGCTGGGCCTCAAGGCGAGCAGCCTCGGCGTCGAGCCGCTGAGCGGTAATGTCGTTGCTGAGTCCGGCCTCACGCTCGAGACGCTTAGCCTCTTCCGCTGCAACCTGCTCGCGCAGCTTCTGGACGCGCTCAGCCTTCTTGGCGAGCTCTTCGTCTGATGTAGCCACTAGATCGTCTCACTTTCCAGCCAGAATTCCAATGTTGACAAATACAGCCACGAACCATTCAGCTCGTTACTCACGTATCGCTGAGTTCTGACGCCGAACCTCTTTGCCCGCTCGGTACTGCCATTCATTTCAACTGACAGCGTTAGCAACCCTACACGCAAAGGGTCGTCACGGTACAGCATGGACCGTAGCTTCTTTGAGAGGACGGAATGCACAATCAGTCCTCGTTCCTCATCCATGTCCTTCACAAACCCCTGCACACTGATGAGGTAGTTCTGCAGCGTGGGCTCGTGGCGACCTGCAGGTGCGCCGACCATCTCGTAGGACTCCTCGTTCGGAGTCCACTGCTGACCGAAGATGCCGACAGACTGAATTGGGTCACTCTCGCGCAGTGGCCGACCCGTTACAAATAGATCTGGGTCAATAAGCTGAGCGCGAGTCTTAACCAAGTCGACGACATTACTCGGGAAAACTGGAGTCAATGCGTCAATCACAGCGCACCTCCAGCAGTCCGAATATACTGTGCCAGCGCAGTGCCAGCGAAAATCATGTCAGCCTCATTGACAGCCAAGACAGGTCGGGCAGGAGTAAGAGGACGAGCCTTACCTTCCTGTGCAGTCTTAAGCTTAGCGGCAGTCTCTCCACGAGGAGGATTCTTCGGGAATCGAAGAGTCGCAGTATTGCCAGTGATGAAGACGCCAGCCGATGTGCCAGTAACGTATCGCTCGAGACGACCTGTTCTGTGGTTGATCGGATGATCAGGCGAGTAGCCCTGTGCCTCACGAAATGCGTGAGTAGTCTCGCTAAGAGGCATCCAGGGACCGGAGGCATCGTCACCTTCCATGCGGAAACGACGCTTAGCCCTCTCCTGAAGATACGGACCAATGACTCCACCCAGGAACGTAGCAAGACCTGGGCCGCTGTGTGCCGCCTGCTGACGATTCAGAAAGTTCTCTAGCTTGTCAGCCTCAAGTCGCATCTGAAGCTGAAACATCAGCGAACAATCCCCTCACCGGAGAGGTATCCATAGGTCGGGAAGTACTGGTAACGAGGATTGGAAATCCTGTTGTAAAACGCCTCGACGTTCGACTCTGCATCTTCGTTGTGAATGAGAGGAGCGTGTGGCGAGTCAAAGTTCTGATCGAGAAGAGTTGCACCCTCAAGGTCAACGTCGCCGCGAGCGATAGCGTTGAGAGTTGTGTTTGCTTCTCGAATAAGGCTCCAGCCATAGGCATGAAGCTTGTCGTCCTCACCAGATGCATCGGCGGCAAGGATAAGCCTGCCGGTGGCAAGGTTGACATTAAGACGCTTGAGGAGGATGCGAACGGGGCGTACCACTGGATTTCCAGGGTTGTCCGTTACGTCGATAGGAGTCGCGTAGACAAAGCCGATCTTCGAGTCAATCTCGTCGGCGGCATCGTCAACGAACTTCTGCTTGTCGAGGTAGGCAGGCGTGGGAATGTCTCCGGTCAGAAGATCGGAGGTCAAGCAGTACGCCACCGTTCGCTCCTCTTGTTGTTACTTCTGGTTGTCAGCGAAGGGGCCGCGAGCGTCAGACTTGCGCTCCTCGACTGCCTGGGACTCCGCAGCCTTAAC